CAGCGTGGCAGAATCGTGGCAAGGAGCGATGATGCACAGCACTTCGGCGTTATTGAGTCTTTGCAATTGGAGACCGATGCCGAAAAGGGCGATTACCTGACGGTCACCGGGCGGTTTCTTGCCTGCCTGCTGGAACGAAGAATCATCTATCCCACCATCACTGCAAACGGCAGCTATGAGGACATCGTCCGCAAGGTGCTGTCCCGCAATGTCATCTCTGCCGGAATCCGCAATCTGCCCGGTTTTTCCATGGGTACGGTTTCCGGTGACTGCTGGCAGAAAACCGCACGAATGCAGGTCAGCTATGACAACATTCTGGAATGGCTGTACAGCCTTTGTGAAACCATCGGCGGTTCGGCAAATGTGCGGCTGGATGGAAATGCTCTGAAATGCGATCTGTTTTCCGGAACAGACCGCAGTTTGCTGCAGGATGACAATCCTCATATCGTATTCTCTGATGCGTACAACAACCTGCTGTCATTCTCCTATGCGGCGGACGATGCGGTGCAGAAAAACTTTGCCTATGTGCTGGGCTGCGGCGAAGGAAATGCCAGAAAGCGAACCACCTTCTGTTCCGGTACAGAGCCGACTTATCTTGACCGCTATGAGGTGTATGTAGACGAGCGAAACACGGCACAGGAAGAGGATGTGACCGATGCGGAATATCTGGAAATTTTGAAAAGCAGCGGTGCGGAGCATCTGGTGCAGCCAAAAACGGCATCGGAATCTGCCATCGCTGCTTTTTCTACCCAGTATCAGTACAACAAGGATTACTTTGTGGGCGACTATGTGACCGTGGAACAGAGAAGATTCGGCTTGATTCAACCCAGAATCCAGCTGATCGGCATGGTGGAGAGTTTCGACCAGAACGGCAGAAGTCTGACCCCGACATTTAAGGAGATGGAGTGAGCATATGGCATTTTCCTATGGATTTTTTAACGCACAAAACCTTGACCGGGTGTATACCGCAGAGGATTTCACCGCATATCTGTCCAGTCTGATTTGCAATGGGATTCTGGATACTTACCGGCAGTGCTTTGCACCAACGGTCAAAAATTTATCCGTTACATTCGGTACGGGTAAGGCGTGGATCGATGGACACTATTTTATCAGTGATACCCTGTATACCATCGACCTTTCTTCCTATGTAGATGAATCGCTGAATCGTTATGTAGCAATCGGAATCTACTGTGATCGTTCCACTCGCACCTGTGGGATTCGTGTTCTGGCAGGTACAGCAGCCACAAGTCCAAACATTCCCACCTTTACCAACAACAATGTGACGACTTATCTAACTCTGGCAGTTGTAAGACTGCGTGCCGGAACGACAAGCATTCTGGATTCTGACCTAACAGACTGCCGTGCGGACGATAGTAAATGCGGATACTGCAAGTGCATTCTTGGCAAATGCAGAGTGACGGAAATGCTTGCTGAAATGGCAAAGACAAATGCCACACTGGACGAACTGCAAAAGCGGCTGGATGTGATGAACAGCCAGATTTCCGAACTGCAAACCAAGGTAGATGACTTGACCGCAGGAGAAATCCTGGCGACCGGACAGTGCGGTGAAAACATCTACTATGTTCTCTATGACAACGGCAAACTGCTGCTGCGTGGCACGGGTGCAACCTACGACTATACTTCTCATGATTCTGTGTTCTATCAAAACGATCAGATCAAGGAGATCGTGCTCAGCAATGGCATTACTGGTCTGGGAGACCGCCTGTTCTATCATTGTGCCAATGCGAAAACGGTATCTCTGCCGGCTACGTTGACCAGCATTGGAAATGCCGCTTTTGCACAGGAAGATGCCGTAAGCAACTATACTGCTGGTCTGACTTCTGTCACAATTCCGCAGTCTGTTATTACGATCCTGTCGTATGCATTTCATCACACCGCCATTACAGAAGTCGTTGTGCCTGCCAGCGTGAAAACGTGGGGAAAGTATGTCTTCGGCGACTGTACAAAGCTAAAGACTGCCCGTATTGCGTGTGATTCCATTGGTTCTTTTGCGTTTACAAGATGTACAGCATTGTCCAATCTTACGATTTCAGCAAATTGCCGAACCTTTGGAGAAAATATGCTAACGTATTGCGAGAGCCTAAAAAGCATCACCTATGAAGGTACGATTGCACAGTGGAACGCCATCACCAAGCCAAGCAACTGGATGTCCTCCGGAAAGCATTTTTACAATGACTATCTGCAAAAAGTTCAGTGTACAGACGGCTATTTGGAATATAATCCTGAAAATGATATGTGGAACGAGGTGAAAAACGGATGATGAAATTTTTAGTAAAAAATCAAAAGATTGAAGTGGTGGAGCGAGAGGTTCTTGCTTCTGACCAGATCGCATTTGTTTCGGTGAAATTCGTGTTCGATGGGGCTTGGAAAACGCTGCACAAAGTGGTGCAGTTCACGCAGTGCGAAGAAACATACAACTTGGTGCTTGGCACAGAGGGAACGACTTGCTTGCTGCCTGCCGAACTGCATCCCGGTGCGGTGAAGATGAGTTTGTTTGGCTACGATGCAGAAAGTGATACTACACTGCGTGCGACCACGGTACCCGTCACACTGCATATTCGACCGTCCGGCTTTGTGGAGGACGGTGCAACATCCATTCCGCCGACTCCGGATTTATATACACAGCTTTTGAAAAAACTGGATGAAAAGGCTGCTGGACTTCAAAATGGAAAAGACGGATTTTCCCCAAAAGTAAAGGCAGAACAAATGGAGTCTGGTGTTGTAATTACCATTGTCGATGCCGATGGTGAAACTTCTGCAACGCTTCATAATGGTGCAAACGGAGAAAAAGGCACAGACGGTAAATCTGCATATCAAATTGCGGTAGAACAAGGCTATCAAGGCTCTGAATCAGACTGGCTCTCTTCATTGAAAGGCGATAAAGGTGAAAAAGGCAATACAGGAGCCAAAGGAAATCCCGGTCAAAATGGTGCAGAGGGAAAGTCAGCATACGCAATTGCAGTGGAGCATGGCTACGAAAATTCCGAAGACGAATGGCTTTTATCCTTGAAAGGTGAAAAAGGTGATACTGGTGAGCGTGGTGAAAAGGGTGAAACTGGTCAGCAGGGAGAACAAGGTCCAAAGGGCGAAAAAGGTGATCCCGGAGATAGAGGGCTGCAGGGCATTCCCGGAGAAAAAGGTGAAAAGGGAGATACTGGCGTAGCTGGTAAAGACGGCTTTTCCCCGATTGCGAATATTGTGAAAGATGGCAGTGTTATCACAATCACCATTACAGATAAAAATGGTACAACTACAGTGACATTAACAGAGGGTGCAGCCGTAGACCTTACACCCTATGCCAAGGTCAACTATGTGGATGAAAAAGTGCAGGAACTGTCCGACAGTCTGACGTATACCTTGCAGGAACACACACTTTCCATCATGCATCTGGAAGATAAATCGCATACCCACGAAAATCAATCTGCATTGGATCAAATCACTGCCGCTAAAATCGCACAATGGGATGGTTTCGGCACACAAATCAACGGGCTTAGCACAAAGGTTACGGTCTATTCGGAAAAGGTGGAGAGTAATACCTCCAGAATCGGAACGGCAGAACGCACTCTGGAGAGCCTGCAAAAGCAACTCGACAACCTGACAAACGGCAGAAATTACACCATTCTGTTTCAGTCCGGACAGGATGCAATTTCAACCTACGCACCAAATCTCAGTATGATTCTGGACGGTAGGTATCAGACAATGGCGGATTTTCTGACTGCCTATCCGCAGTTTTGCAGTATAGAAAATGATTTTGTGCTGTCCTATTCGCAGACGTGTTTTAACTGGGATAAGTCGGTCTTGACCGTTTGTGCAAAGCCATTGTCCCTGACGAAAAATGCGGAAATCGTGATGTCCTATCAGTCAGGTTCCAGCGAAGCCGGAAGGCTGTATCTGGTGCAAAAGCCGCAGAAAATGGACATTCCCATTGGTGTGTATGCGAATACAGAAATCGATGCAAATCGTGCGGTTTCTCTGGATTTCCAATGGCTGCAGTCGGAAACCTTTATCACCACCATCACAGAATGCACCGGCATTTCTGACGGCGAATATTACCTTGCATGGGCAGGCAGAAGCAACAATTCCCACCCGAAAATCCGATTCCTGAAAGTACTGGAGGGTTGAAAATGAAAGATACCATTTGTGTAGCTGTCGGCTTGGCCGGCGGCTTTTTTACTGCCATTTTTGGCGGCTGGGACTCCGCTCTGGTGACACTGGTCGTCTTCATGGCAATCGACTTTTTCACCGGCATCATCACCGCCATGATGAAAAAGTCCAAACACACAGAAAGCGGCGGACTTTCTTCCAAAGCCGGCTGGTTCGGTCTGGCGAAAAAAGTCTGCACTTTAATGCTGATCGTTGTTGCAGTTCGGATGGATATTCTGCTGAATACCAACTACATCCGAGATGCAGTCTGCATCAGCTTTTGTCTGAACGAACTGCTTTCCATTGTGGAAAATACAAGTTTGATGGGAATCCCTTACCCGCCCGCAATCAAAAAAGCAATTGATGTTCTGCAAACGAAAATCGGCAGAACCGAAGAAACGACCGACAAGGAGGACAAGTAATATGGCTATTTTAAGACCGGATGCAACAACAACTCTGAATGGAGTAAAAATCAACGAGTATTTGCTCACCAAACACAATCCCAACCACATCGATATGCCCTCTGTTTCCATGGCAGGAAAAATCATTGGTGTGACCGTCCACAATACCGACTGGATCACCGTAGCAAGCGGCACGACCCCTGCGGAACAGTACACAAGGGCAACGGTCAATAACAATATGAATGACGTGCGAGTCCACTATTATGTGGATAATGTGTGTGCATGGCAGAATCTGCCTCACAGCCTGAGTGGCTGGCACGCTGCTGATGGCTCTGGAAACGGCAACAGAAGAACCATCGCCATCGAGTGTATTATGTCCTCTGCATACAATTCCACGGATAAGAAGTCGGAAGATAATGCAGCGAAATTGGCAGCAGCGTTATTAAAACAGTATGGACTGGACATCAACCATCTCTACACGCATACCCACTGGCTCAATGTTCGTGACGGACGAAACGGAACGATTGACCAGCTGAACACCATGTACAATCGGTACAAGATGTGTCCGGCGTATATCTTGCCGCATTGGACGGAGTTCAAGGAAAAGGTACAGTCTTATTTGAACGCAGGAACTTCCACTATTTCTGCACCTTCTACAAAGCAGCTTTACCGGGTGAGAAAGTCTTGGGCAGATGCGAAGTCGCAGCTTGGTGCGTATTCCTCTTTGGAGAATGCGAAGAAAGCCTGCAAGGTCGGATATTCTGTATTTGATGCCAACGGAAATGTAGTCTACACCAATGGCGGCAAGTTCACTAAGGGGCAGAAGGTTGCCATTCGTGCCAATACACCTCTGTTCGCCAGTGCAGAAACTACATCTGTAACCAGAAGAATCAGCGGCACTTACTATCTCTATGACGGAATTGCCTGCAAGAACGGTCGTTATCGTATCACCACAAAGCCGGAGTTCTGCGGAAAAGCACCGGTGGGACGATTTGTGACTGGTTATGTTTCTTGGGATAATTTCAATCAGTGAGGATTCTTTTATGGAACAACAAAAATTGATGGATGAACTGAATTACCACCGTGCTCAAAAGCTGACTGATGCGTTATATCATTCCGGTTTGATTTCTTTTGAGGAATATGACAAATTAACGCTCAAAAATCGGCATTCTTTCTCTCCGATTTACGTGGACTTATTGCCGAAAACGCTTGCAATTCCGCCGAAAAAGAGGTAATATGGACACGTCAAAAGGAGGTGCAGAAGCATGAAAACTATTACTAAAATTGAGGCAAATCGCTCTGCAGCTGTTCATCGAAAATGTCGTGTAGCGGCTTATTGCCGTGTTTCCACAGAGCATGATGACCAGATAGAAAGTCTGGGAACACAAAAAGAACATTATGCGGCGTGGATCAAACTGCATACAGAGTGGGAATCTGCGGGTATCTTTTATGATGCCGGCATTACTGGAACAAAAGCAGAAATTCGTCCTGGACTGCAAGACCTTTTACAGGCTTGCCGCATGGGCAGGGTAGACCGCATTCTGGTGAAATCCATCAGTCGGTTTTCCAGAAATACGGCGGAGTGCCTCGCTCTTGTTCGGGAACTATCAGGAATTGGGGTTTCCGTTTTCTTTGAAAAAGAAAACATAGACACCGGCAGTATGGAAAGCGAATTGTTTCTGACGATACTCAGCAGCATGGCAGAGGAAGAATCTTTATCCATATCCAGAAATGAGAAGTGGTCGGTACAGCACCGGTTTCAAAACGGTACCTATGTGTCATCGTCTTTCCCTTACGGGTATTGCAGAAATGACAGGGGAGAGCTGGTTCTCGAACCTGAGGAGGCAGAAATTGTGAAATACATTTTTTCTGCTTTGTTATCCGGAAAAAGTTCTTGTCAGATTGCAGATCTGTTGGAACAGCAGGGGATCCCTTTCAAGAATGGACGTCATTGGTGTGATGCTACGATTCGTGGAATTGTTGCGAATGAAAAATATGTGGGAGATGTTTTGCTGCAGAAAACGTATACCGATGTACATTTTCATCGGCACAAAAATCATGGGGAAGTGGAATGTTATCTTCTTTCAGATCATCACATACCGATTGTTAGTCGGGAAACTTTTGCAAAAGCAAATGCAGTCATTCGACAGCGAGCTGCCGAAAAAGGCATTGTGTATGGTACAGGAAAGTATCAAAAGCGATATGCTTTTTCCGGAAAGGTGATTTGCGGCAAATGCGGCAGCACTTGCAAACGTAGGATCCACAGCGGCAATGAAATTGCATGGACGTGTGCTGCTCATATTGAAAGTGCTCAAAAATGTCCTATGAAATATGTGCGGGAGGAGGTATTGGAAGCCGCTTTTATTACGATGTTGAACAAACTGATTTTCAGCAGAAAGCACATTTTGAAATCATTGTTAGAACAGCTGAAAACGAACAGCAATGATGAAAATGTCCAGCGAATGCAGGAACTGCAAAAGCAGCTGGAATCTCATGCTGAAAAGAAAAACACACTGCATCGTTTGTATGCACAAAAGGTCGTAGATCCTGTTTTATTCCGGCAGGAAATGAATGCTTTGCAGAAACAAGCGGAGTCTTGCCGTATGGAAATTGCACAGTTGGAACAGGAAACACATGGAGAAACTGAGATAATTGCAGAATTAAAGCTGCTGCTGCAATTTACAGAGCAGCATTCTGCAATGTTGACAGAATTTCAGGAGACATGGTTTTCTGCATTTGCAGAACAAATAATTCTGTATGATCGGAATCATATTGGATTTCGGCTCAAATGCGGTCTGCTGTTAAAGGAGGAGATTTGATGGGACAGATTCCTTACGGCTACCGAATTGAAAACGGTGCTGCTGTGATTATACCGGAAGAGGCAGCACAGATTCGACTTATTTTTCAAAATTATATTGCCGGTATGAGTTTACAGTCGGCAGCAAGAGCAGCAGGTCATCCCATGGCACATAGCACTGTTCGTCGAATGCTGCAGCGAAAATGCTACCTTGGAGATGCTTTTTATCCGGCAATTCTGGACAAAGAAACTTATGCTCGGGCAAATGCAGAGTGGCAGCATCGTGCAGATGTAATGCAGCGACTTGGAAAAACGAGGAGAAAGCCCGTATGTCCACAGACAAAATTTTTGTTGGAACTGCCGCAGCAAATACCAGAACTAGATAGAAATACACCATTTCAGCAGGCAGAATATCTTTATCATTTGATACAAAACAAGGAGTAATGCAACAATGCCAAAGGTCACTACAATTCCACCACGAAAGCAAAGAAATCATGCTGTCACGTCACAGGAAACCCGGAGGATCCGTGTGGCAGCCTATTGCCGTGTTTCCACGGATACAGAGGAACAGGCAACCAGCTATCAGGCACAAATTGCACATTATGAGGAAGTCATTCATAGAAATCCGGAATGGGTCTTTGCTGGGATCTATGCCGATGACGGCATCAGTGCAACCTCTACAAAACATCGGGAACAGTTTCATCAGATGATTCAGGACTGCATGGATGGAAAGATTGATATGCTCATTACCAAATCCATCAGCCGATTCGCCAGAAACACAGTAGATTGCCTGAATTACATCCGACAGCTGAAAGCACAAAACATTCCAATCTATTTTGAAAAAGAGTCCATCAACACAATGGATGCGAAAGGGGAGGTGCTGATTACCATTATGGCATCACTGGCACAACAGGAATCAGAATCTCTGAGTCAGAATGTCAAACTGGGAATGCAGTATCGGTTTCAACAGGGAAAGGTGATGGTCAATGCCAGCTGTTTTCTTGGCTATGATAAGGACGAAAACGGAGATCTTGTCATCAATCCGGAACAAGCCGAAACGGTAAAACGAATCTATCGGGAATATCTGGAGGGAGCAAGCTGTCAGCAGATCGCAAGGGGACTGGAACGGGACGGTATCCGAACAGCAAGAGGGTATACCCGATGGCATGACAGTTCGATTCGGTTAATTCTGGAAAATGAAAAGTATATGGGAGATGCTCTTCTACAAAAAACATATACTGTGGATTTTCTCAAGAAAAAACGCATTAAAAATAACGGCGAAATGCCGCAGTATTATGTGGAGGACGATCATGAGGCGATTATTCCCAGGGCATTGTTCTTACAGGTGCAGGAGGAAATTGCAAGGCGCGGTTCACAGGTGGACTGTATGGGCAGACGGCGTGGATTTAGTGCAAACCACTGTTTTACTGGTTTGCTTTACTGTGCTGAATGCGGGGAACAATTCCGCAGAATCCATTGGAATAACCGAGGCTGCAAATCTGTGGTGTGGCGATGTATGACCAGATTGGAGAAAAAAGGAGCGTGTCATGCACGAACAGTCTATGAGGAATCTTTGAAACAAACCTTTGTGGATGCTTTGAATCAACTGACAGGAGGCAGTGAAACATACCTTTCTATCTTACAGGAAAATATGGCTGAAGTGATTGAAATGGAACAATCCAATCTGCCCGAGGAAATACAGAGAAAATTAGATGTTCTTCAGAAAAAGTTGATCGAATGTGCAGAACGGCATGAGGATTATGAGGAGATAGCACAGGAAATCTTTCGGCTGCGAGAGCAAAAGGAACAGGCTTTAAGGGAAAATGTTTCTCAACAGGAGCAGAAAGACCGTATGCGGGAACTGCAGGAATTTTTGGTTGCTCAGCCGCATCACATTACCGAATTTGATGAAACACTGGTTCGGCATCTACTTACAAAAGTAACGGTTTCTTCCGATCGACTGGATTTTACATTTCAATCAGGTGTCACGGTTTCCATTGAAAAGTGAACCACTTCAAAAATCCTCCTTTGCAAAATATAAAAGCAGGGGAGGATTTTTAGATTTTATAACGGCATTGTTGTCTTGATTTCTCCTTAAATTTATGGTATACTAAGAAAAAACGGAGGTGCTGCATCATGGGAATCTATCTGAACCCAGGAAATGATTTGTTTTACTCTACAGTTACTTATTCTGAAATTTATGTGGATAAGACCATGTTGATTTCTTTCACCAATAAATGTTTGTTTGGAGAAAACAAGGAGATCTGCGTCAGCCGTCCCAGAAGATTCGGAAAGTCGATGGCAGAGAATATGCTGACGGCTTATTACAGCAAGGGCTGCGATTCGAGAGAATTGTTTTCCAAGTTTCAGATCGCACAGACACCGGATTTTGAAAAGCACCTGAACCGGTATAATGTGATTCACATCGATATGCAGAAATTCCTTGGCAGAACCAAAAATGTCCATGAAATGCTGGACTTCTTGCAGAAACGTGTGCTAAAAGAGATGAAACAGACATTCTCCGGGATAGAGCCGGAAGAAACCAGTTTGATTATTGCGTTGGAAGATCTGTACGGTCAATGTGAAGAAAAGTTTATCTTCATCATTGACGAATGGGATTCCATTTTCCGAGTACACCGGGACAATGCAACTGCTCAGAAGGAGTACTTGGATTTTCTGCGGGATCTTCTGAAAGGACAGCCCTATGTGGCACTTGCCTATATGACCGGCATTCTCCCAATCAAGAAATACGGTCAACATTCTGCACTGAATATGTTTGATGAATACTCTATGACCAATCAATATGCACTCGCAGAATTCACTGGTTTTACAGAGAGGGAAGTTCGTCAGCTCTGTGAGCGTTATCATATGTCTTTCGAGCAAACGAAAGATTGGTACGATGGCTATAATGTCAATGGTGTATCCATTTATAATCCAAGATCTGTAACATCAGCGATGATGAACGGCATCTTTGACAGTTACTGGACACAGACAGAAACCTATGAGGCTTTGAAAATGTATATCGTTCGCAATGAGAACGGTTTGCGGGATAAAATCGTTCGGATGATTGCCGGAGAACATATTTCCATCAATACGAAAACATTTCAGAACGATATGTGTACTTTTGAAACTGCAGACGATATTCTGACTTTGCTGGTACATCTGGGCTATCTGACTTATGACTTCGATACAAAAACTGCCTGGATTCCCAACAAAGAAGTGCGGCAGGAATTTCTCAATTCTATCCAGGGACAAGAATTTCAGAACGTCAACAATGCCATCCATCGTTCCGACAAGCTGCTGCAATTGACGTTGGCACAGAATGCGGAAAAAGTGGCGGAAATGCTTCAGGAAGTTCACTGTGACAACTGTTCTGTAATTCAGTATAACGATGAAAATTCGCTGGCTTGTGTGCTGAGTCTGGCATACTATTCTGCACAAGACAGCTATGCGGTTTATCGGGAATTGCAAGGCGGAGAAGGCTTTGCGGATCTGGTATTTGTACCGAGAACTGGGAATCATAACCCGGCAATGATCGTGGAGCTAAAATGGAATCAAACCACTGGTATTGCACTGGAACAAATCAAAGACCGAAAGTATATTCGCTGTTTGAAAGACTATCATGGAAAAGTGCTGTTTGTTGGTGTGAACTATGATAAGAAGAGTAAGAAACATACTTGTCAGTTTGAGATGATGGAAATTTGAAAAACTCTATAGACAGACTTAACAGAACATATATTGAATGCAAATATTAGGGTGAAAACCATAAAAAGCACAAGCAAATCCACTATTAATTGTCACATCCTAAACTTATGAAAGGTACTCGTGTATTTGCTAAAACTTACAGTAGATTAGTAGCTATATATTTGGTAGACTAAGAAGGATTAAAATATGGGAAGCATTATTGATTTTAGTGGTATAGAAAATTGTGAACAAGCCATCAGAAAAACATGGGATGAATTTAGGGAATGTTTAGCAGCTGGTGTATTTTCTTATGATGAAATTGAAAAAGCTAAAAAGCAGAAATTTTTAATGGTATATGATGATCTATTTTATAAACATTCTGGTATTGACCAAAGTACGATTGTTTTTAAGGATTTGAAAGATAAGCTAATGGGAAGAGGTGCTATATTGAAAAATGATGAGATTCCTAATTATGATCGTTTTCTTCCTAAAGAAGAGTATATCAAAGAAGATAATCGTTTTAGCCCTCCTCATGTGGAATGGCTTTATTTGGCGGTTGGCAATGATAACGACATTCACGAATGTGCACAGGCTGAATGTCGAGCCAAAAGAGGAAACATGTTTGGATTTTGTCATTTTCAACGAGACACCAAATATGATATGTGCAAATTAGTAGATCTAACCATTGCAGACGATATTTCTTATGTAGAATTAAATGTAACTTTAGAAAAATATGTACAAACGCAAACTAAAAAACGTAAAAAAATTATAAAAGCAACAGGTTTTCCTCCTAAAATAAACATCGATCAAAAGGAATTGGAAAAAGTCTTTACTCAGTGGGCTGTATACACTTATGTAAAATTACTATCGACACAAATTTTCAAGCCACTCGATAGTTGTGATAATAAAGCAATTACTTATGCCCCGTTTCAAACAATTGCTCAATATTATATTTCATTGGGATATTCTGGTATTATTTACGATAGTACCGTATGTTTGAAAGGAAAGAATATAGTGTTATTTGACAAGCATATGGCCTGTCCAATAGGGACTATAGAAAACTACAAAATATTGTAAGTCTGGAAAGTCGATTAGATGTATTCTTACAAACAATTTGAATAAGAAAATGGTTATGACCTTGTTGCTGTAGTCGATAAATAGTAAGGACATTTAGCCTATTGTATTGAGTCAGTTTAAGATGGTAGAGATATATGCTATTTGCGAGAAAATTCAAATTGCTTATTCAGTATGGCTGTATGGGTAATTAAACGAAAATGCAGACATTAAAATTGAAGTGTCGTTGCACGTTGAGTGCGTGGTATTGATGTCAAGAATTACGCAAAAATAACTGAGAAAATGCCTATTTTGCGTGGTTTTTGCAATATCATCAAATCTACGCACTCGGAACATATGCTGTAAGTCAGTTCACGGAAACATATCTGACAGCAAATCTAAGCACTATCAAAATACAGCACTCGCAGGTTGAGTGCTTGAAAATGTTGTATTTCGGGTAGGGTTGAGTGCGTGGAAATGTTGTCACAAGAAAGGAAGATTAAAATGGCAAGTAAAAGAGTTAAACAATCAATTATACTTAGTGTTTCCGTTATGAAAGGCTGTTACCGCCACATTCAGGTTTCAGTGAATGAAGATTTAGAAACGCTGGCAGATATTATTTTGTGGGCATTTGATTTCGATAATGACCACGCTCACGCTTTTTTCATGGACAATAAGGCTTGGAGTAATTATGATTGCTACTACATGGCAGAAGTCGATGAAGATGAAATGTACCGTCACACCTGCGATTTTAAGCTTCATCAGCTTGGACTTACAAAGGGAAAAGCATTTAAATTTGTCTTTGATTTTGGTGATGACTGGGAGTTCAATTGCAAAGTCCTTCGTATTGTTTATGAGGATACTAAAGATGCGGAGCTTATAAGAGCTGTTGGTGAACCTCCTGAGCAATATCCTGATTATGACGATTTTGAAGATGATGAATAAATAACAAAACACCCTCGCCGCTATCGGTATACTCCGACAGCAGCGAGGGTGTTCGCATATTTTCACATATTCACTTCCACGTTAACACCCGAATGAAATTCGAATATGATCCTGTCCTCGTAGACCGTGGCTCTTTTCAGCATACGCTTTACCAATGATTCCTCAAAGTTGTTTATTTTTGTCGGCTGCTCATCAATGAAAGATTCAAGCTCCTCAATCCGTTTTAGATAGTCATTTCTCGCATTTTCGCTCATCGTAAGCTCATCTCTCTGCTTGCGGAGAGCATAAATCTCACTTGCTATGTCGGTGTAGTCCTCATGCTCCTCGGCTTTTGCGACAAGCTGGCGTTCAAGATCTGCAAGTTTTGCATCAATTTTTGCCGTACTTTCGGAATTACCGCCTGTCAGAACGCTCTCGATGTTCCTTTTTAGCTGAAGAAGATGCTCTTGCTTTTCTGCAATAATTCTGTTTAGTGCTTCCACAAATGTAGCTTTCAGACCCTCTTCGTTTATTGTCCGTGCGTGGCATCCGTTCTTATCACGCAGACGTGTCGCACATCGCCAAACGACTGACTTTTTACCACGGTTATTCCAGTGAATTCTGTTGAACTGATCTCCACATTCACCGCAGACAATCAGCCTTGTAAAGCAGTGATTCGCCGAAAAACTGCGCTTTCTGCCCTTGCAGTCCTCGACTGAGCCTCTCCTTGCCATTTCCTCCTGCACCGCAAGAAACAGCTCTTTCGGAATGATTGCGGGGTGGTCGTCATCAACGTAATACTGCGGCATGATGCCCGTATTCTTCACTCGCTTTTTCTGCAAAAAGTCCGTAGTATAGGTCTTTTGCAGCAATGCGTCACCCATGTATTTTTCATTTTCCAATATCTTTTTGACCGTGCTGTCATACCAGCGTGTCTTTCCCCTGCCCGTCAGAATGCCGTCACGCTCCAAGCCCTTGGCAATTTTGATACAGCTTGCACCCTCAAGATATTCACGAAAGATTCGCTTGACCGTTTCTGCCTGTTCAGGATTTATCACCAGCTTTCCGTCAGCGTCTTTATCATAGCCCAGAAAACAGGCACAATTCACCATAACCTTCCCTTGCTGAAAGCGATATTGCATACCGATTTTCACGTTTTGACTGAGCGATTCCGACTCCTGTTGTGCAAGCGACGCCAAAATCGTCAGCATAATTTCACCGCGCTGGTCGGTGGATTCAATGCCCTCTTTCTCGAAAAATACAGGGATATTCTTGTCCTTCAGCTTGCGGACAAAATTCAAACAATCCACGGTATTTCGGGCAAAACGTGATATGCTTTTTGTGACAACATAGTCAATTTTGCCGTCCATACAATCCTGAATCATTTTGTTGAATTGCTCACGGTATTTGGTCGAAACTGCTGATATACCGTCATCGGCATATATGCCTGCAAATTCCCATGCAGGGTGATTCGTGATGTAGTCATAATAATGCTCATACTGTGCCTCGAAACTGGTCTGCTGTTCCTCGTTTTCCGTAGAAACTCTGACATAGGCGGCAACACGCAGTTTTTTGACCGTTTCTGTATGCCGTGCGGCGTTGTTGCCGATCTGCGGTTTTGGTGGGATTGTTCTAACCATTTATTTCACTCCTATCAGACTGTATAAATATTCTGCCTGCTTTGTAAAATTTTCTTGCGGTTCTCTTTCATCAGAAAGCACAAAATTTGTGCGTATTACCGGCACTTTTCGTCTTGTCTTTCCCGTAGATTTCTGACGTTTTTGCAGTTCTATCTGAACTCGACGGAATAAATTTTCATCCACGATTTTCGGATAGAAACTGTTACCAATGTAACATTTTCTCTGTAAAAGCTGCTTTACCATACTGTGGGTAATTGGATGTCCGGCTGTTTTTGCGGATTCCGTCAAACTCATACCCGATACATAATTCTGAAAAATCAGGCGTACCTTATCAGTGGCTTCTTCTACAATAAAAATTTTTCCGTCTTTTACTTCGTAGCCGTAGGGAATGTGGCTCATAGCAGTGCCTCCTTTAACGTCAGTCCGCATTTCAGCTGAATGCCGATGCTGTGGCGATCATATACGATTATTTTCTCAATAAAATCCGTTGCAAAAAAGTCCTTAAACTCCGTCTGCATTTCTGCACTGTCAAGGAAATGCAAGAGTTTCTCGGTTTCTGCAACCATTTCGGAATTTCCGGTATCAAGCTGACTAAGCTGTGCAATCTGAATACGAAGCTCCTCCGACCTCTTATTGCTTGCATTCTGGTCTTGAATGAAAATTGCAGGTTTGATGATTTTATCTGCCAAGAGATGCCTTAGAACGTCAATTTTCTCGGCTTCTTTGATGAGTTCTGCCTTTAAAAGTTTGATTTCTTCCGAATTGGCATTGCATCTTTTCAGCTCTGCCAGATAAGGAAAAAGTATTATTTTTCTGCCAAAAATCAGCTTGTTCATCATCGTAGTGATCGTTGCTTTCAGTGCATCATCACGCACATATTTCATAGAGCATTTCTGAATGTCATCAATATGTGTGGTACAAGCCCATGCGATTTCAGAACCGTGGTCGTGGATTCTCCGCTTGAAAGTTCCGCCACATTCTCCGCAGGTGATAATTCCCGAAAAAGCATATCGGGCTTGATACTTTCCTTGCCCTTTGATGATGCCTTTTTCAGCAGCTCGCTGCTCTAAAAGTCGGTTTGCAGTTTCAAAAATCTCACGGCTTATTATAGCCTCGTGATGATTCTCAATGAAGATTTGTTTTGACGAATTTTTGGTTTCATGTCTGCAGAAACTGCCGTCTGTGTAGGTTTTCTGAAAAAGAGCGTCACCCGTGTACTTCTCATTTTTCAGCATATCACGAACGGTGGAAGAACTCCATTTTCCGCCTTTTCTTGTAGGCACGTTTCTTTCACGGAGCAGCTTGCAAATGGAATGTGTGCTGTGTCCGTTTATGGCGAGATTGAAAATCCAGCGGACAATTTCAGCTTCCTGTTTATCGGGTATCATTTCACCATTTTCGTTTTTCACATATCCATAGGGTAAATAGGATTGCTTGTATGTACCGTCCTGAAAACGCTTTCGGATAGCCCATTTTTCATTTTCGGAAATCGAAATAGACTCCTCCGCCGCAAAACTGCTGAAAATGGAAAGCATCAACTCGCTGTCCATATTTCCTGTGTCTATATGCTCTTTCTCGAAGTAAATGAAAATGCCTTTGTCTTTCAAATTACGTGCGATTTGCAGACAATCCACGGTATTTCGGGCAAAACGACTGACTGATTTCGTCAAAATATAATTGATTTTTCCTGCATTGCAATCACGGAGCATATTCTGCAAACCGTTTCTCGTTTCAGATTTTGTTCCGGAAACGCCTTCGTCAAAGTAAAGTCCCGCAAACTCCCAAGTTGAATGGGCTTTGATGTACATTTCATAATGCTTTTTCTGCGCGTCAAGGCTCTCTTTCTGGTCAAGGTTATCGGTCGATACTCTTGCGTAGGCAGCCACTTTTTTCTTAGGCGTTTTCGGCTGCGGTCTTGCGTCAATTTTTGTAACAGCCATTGACTTTCCCTCCTTTCGGTATGAACATATTAAATGGTTTTTGACGATATATCAAGTCTTTTCGGCAATAAGTCGGCGTAAAGGGGTGAGAAAGTTTGGCGGTTTAATGCGGTTAATTTGTCATATTCGTCAAAGGAAATCAGTCCTTTTTCAAGCATTTTTTCGGTGAGAGTCTGCACCATAAAATAGCCGAGTTCATCATGATTTTCTTTCATTAAAATGCCCCCCCATTCATACTTCGGAAAAAAATCAGTTCTTGTGATAAAAATTATCCCGGAGCAGTTTTAACAACTCCGGGATAGAAAAAATTTTGAGATAATCAGATGTCAGATTTATTTACCCAACCAGTCACATACTTGCCAATGGGTGTATTGCCACAAAACTCCGGCTTAGTTGTCACACGCATTCTGCCGTTGACAACGATGCCGTCGTAAAGATAATATGTGCCGGAACGCTTCACACCTGTTTTTGCAGCTGCGGATGCGTAAAGTGCGGTATTTTTGAGTGTTACCTTTGCACCTTTTGCATAGGACTTTCCATTGCTGAAAACAACATTCCCATTTGCATCAAAGACAGAATATCCCGTCTTGCAGGCTTTTTTTGCATTTTCCAATGAGGAATATGCCCCAATCTGCGACTTAGCATCAGCCCATGTTTTTCTTACTCGATAAAGCTGTTTTGCAGGTGTAGGAGTTGCCGGTGTAGAACCAGAATTAAGATAAGATTGTACCTTAGCTTTAAAAGCTACCCAATGAGGCAGAATGTACGCAAGACACATCTTGTAAGGATTTCTTGCAGTATTGAGATAATCCACAGTACCCGATTTTCCGTCCCTGACATTGAGCCAGTGGGTGTGGGTAAAGAGGTGGTTAATATCAAGATTGTATTTCTTCAGCAAAGCTGCCGCCAATCTTGCACAATTGCCCTCAGACTTCTTATCTGTCACATTATACGCAGAGGACATAATACACTCAATGGCAATGGTTCTGCGATTTCCATTACCACTGCCATCAGCGGCGTGCCAGCCGCTCAGGCTGTGGGGCAGATTCTGCCATGCACATACATTATCCACATAGTAATGGACACGCACATCCTTCATGTTGTTATTGACGGTTGCCCTTGTGTACTGTTCCGCAGGGGTCGTGCCGCTTGCTACTGTGATCCAGTCTGTGTTGTGAACAGTCACACCAATGATTTTCCCCGCCATGGAAACAGAGGGCATATCGATGTGGTTGGGATTGTGTTTGGTGAGTAAATACTCGTTGATTTTTACTCCGTTCAGAGTCGTTGTTGCATCTGGTCTTAAAATAGTCATATTAATTGTCCTCCTTGTCGGTCGTTTCTTCGGTTCTGCCGATTTTCGTTTGCAGAACATCAATTGCTTTTTTGATTGCAGGTGGGAAAGGAATTCCCATAAGTGTCGTATTCTCGATAATGGAGAGCAGTTCGTTCAGACAGAAGCTGATGCACACGGTATCACGGATATAATTTGTGCCAATGAGAATATCAATTCTCACGCCGACCACCACCATAAGCAGAATACAAAACTTCTTTGCAAGTCCGACCCAGCCTGCCTTACTGCTGAGAGAACCGCTGCTGCTGTGCTTGGATTTGCCCATGACAGCTGTTACGACACCTGTCACAAGGTCAATGCCCATAAAAACTACGAGTGTTGCCAATGCGGAATCCCAGCCGCCGAGCAGTGTTGCGATAAATCCGCCGACAATGCCTGCAATCAGGCAAATGGTATCTTTCATAAGATCACTCCTTCATAAATTTAATAGACTTCACCATCGGATGTGAATTATCCGATGTGCCTTTGAAAGCGAGATAATATTCTCCATCCGACACATTTTTCAGTGACTGCATCACAGAAATGAAAGTATCGGAATAAAGCCATTTAAATGATAATTTCAAAGCATTTTCTGCTTTGATTTCTTCATAGATATACTGAGCCAATTCCGACCCTGTTTTATCTGTCTTCGGAATAAGATAAAATTCAGCGTCCTGTGATGCACCGACCATATAGCTTAAAAGCAGCTTCATTTTTGAAGTAATTGCGACAGGTGTCAGAAACATCACAAAAACATTTCCTGCCCAACTGAAATCGTTCTGATTGAAATACAGGGCATAATCATTTTCAGCAGAGCAGAAATGCGGATAACTCTCCGCAAAACCTGCAAGAGAACGATAACCATCGTTGTAATAGGTGTAAATGCTGTCACCGTATTTCTGCAAAGTATCAGAACCGCTTTCAAATACAGAAATATAACTGATTCCGGAAATGCTTTCAATTTGTTTTTGCAGCTCTGCAATATCTGTTTTTGTTGCATAGCTTGACATATCAGGTGTTATTCCGTCTTTGCCATCTACACCATTTTTACCGTCTTTTCCAGGCAAGCCATCTTTACCGTCAGCCCCTCTGAGGCTTTCCAGCCATTCTGTTTCAGTGCCAACAAAGCCGTGTTCCATTGCAATGATGTAAGCGGATTTACCGTCAGAGCCATTCACACCGTTTTTCCCATCCACGCCATTTTCGCCGTCTTTCCCTTTGAGAAAAGCAAGCCATTCTGCAAGTGTCCCTGTGAATCCGTTCTGCACGGCAAGTTCATATGCGGATAAGCCGTCTTTTCCATCCTTGCCGTCTGCACCATCTTTCCCATGCTGCACTTCACCGATTTTCTGTAAAAGCTGCGTATACAAATCGGGCGTCGGCGGAATGGGGGAATCGGCATCCTCTCCTACAAATCCGGATGCACGAATATGTAGTGTCACCGGAACCGTTGTGGCACGCAGTCCGGATGTATTGTCAGCGTCATATCCGAATACGGATAGCTTTACCGCACCTGCATGAAGCTCCGCAGGCAGCAAACAGGACAGTCCGTCAGTGCCGAGCACACGGTTGTATGTTTCATCACACTGGGTAAACTGCACCACCTTGTGAAACTTTTTCCAATCGCCGTCAAATACAAATTTCAGTGTTACAAATGCAATCTGGTCGGAGGCAATCACTTCGCGTTCTAGAAGCTCAATTTTCTGTCCCTTTACAAGAAATTTCAGCATCATTCCTTCACCTCGTTCCATGTGCCGTCAGCGTATTCCAGATACCCGTCAGTACACTGAATTTTTGTAAGTCCGGATTTTGCAATGTCCATAGCAGATTTGCCGTCCCAGTTATTGCCTTTTTCAATCGTCTGCCACTGTGCAAGCGTACCATCATAGGTAATCAGCTTGAGGGCGGAGCAGTAATTGAACACGTTCGAGCCGATTTTCTTCAGCTTTGAGCCTATGGTAAAGTTCGACAGCTTTGTACAGCTGACGAACATAAACTCACCGATAACAGTTCCATTGATGGTTACTTTCTTTAATGCCGTACAGTCACGGAAGGCATATTTTCCAATTTCCGTAACTGAATCAAGAATAACAAGGCTTTCAATTGCAGTACCCCAGAATGCACTGCCCGAAATGCTTGTAACTTTTGACGGAATTGCAATATTCGTTAAACCACACACCTCACCGATATAATTATCTCCCTGCATGAAAGCTGCTTGTCCGATACTTGTCAGCGAGGGCGGGAGTGTGATATTTTTCATGTTTTTGCAATTTTCAAAAACATAATCACCTACAGAAACGATTCCCTCATCAATTACAACAGCTTGAATGTCGCTATTGCCGCGCAAGGGAGATAAGTTGGTGTCCAAATCATAATCATACATTTCTCCCGTGCCACGCACCAGCAGATTGCCGTTGCTGTAGAGAACATAGTAAATCTCCTTGCCAAGAGAACCGACAGCAATTACATCGCCTGTAAGGTCATCCACCTTTAGCTGAAGCATATCCACAGTGCTTTGCAGCGTGTCGAGTTTACCAGTCATTTCTTGAACTCTGTCTGTTAAAACCGTCATAGCAACAAGCATTTCAGACACCCTGCATTTTCCCAGAATACACTTCACATAGCCGCATTTCTTCTCATCTGCACGATAATCTTTGATATTGGCATCCGTAATTTTCGTTACACCGCCGTTCAGACGAACCGACGCAAGGGTCAGATATGTTTTCGTATCCGTATTTTCAAAAACAGGAATCGTTGGCGCAGTTGCCGCTGTTCCGGACTTTACTTCCAGTTTGCAGGCACGGACGGAATCACTGACATCACAGCTGATGCCGATGGTCACATAGCGTGAAAGGGATTCATCTGCATATTTCCGCAAATCGAGGGTATATACAGTGTCATTGATGAAATAGTGACCGTTCAGCCATGCTTTTCCCGTGCCGATGAGAACCGAGAGCTTTTCTCCGGCAGTAACCGAAAAATTGTTCCCGTAAGTATCCAATACACCATTGCAGATCATGCTTGACAAATATCCTGTGAAATCTTCTGCTGTGTAAACTCTGTCCAGATTTTTTGCATTGAAAAATCCATATGAAAATGCCATAAGTACCTCCTATATTTTGAATGTTGGTGTCAGACTTCTGCCGTTCTGATCAAAGCTTTCAATCATGCCCACAAGCTGAATTTTCGGCTGTATGAGTCCGAAACGCACATGCTTCACAGTGACATAATCGCCGACAAAATAGTCTTTGTTGTACTGATACTGCGTGGAAAATGCAGCAATGGACGATATGGGGATTGTCGTTCTGTAAAATACTGCGGTCTGTGCCTTGCAGAAGATCACATTTCAGTGCATTGCCTTCCATGCGGATATTTACCGAACCGCCAATGGTTTCGCAAATGGTATACAGCCATTCCATCAGATTATCATAGCTGACTTGCAGTCTTGTTCTGCTTTGCCAGCATTCGCCGCTGACTGTTCCCATAGAAAGTCCGGAAATGGTGCGGGTGCCAGCGGATATGGCATTGTCGGAAAGCACACTCCGCACAATATTTTCAAAGGTATTGCCTGCGGAAAATGACGGGTAAATGATTCTGCGGGAAAGCAGTGATGTCAGGAATCTGCCTGAAACGGTCAGATAATCACCATTTTCTGCATCGGTATCAATTTGTACCGACTCGATGATGCCGAAGTGTTCCTTGTCATCATTACGCCCGATGATTCTTCCTGTCCGGAAAATCTCCACATTTTTGGCATTGGCGGCAATGTACACTTCAAAGCAGCCGCATTTGTAATATTCCACGTCCCAGAGCAGCGAAGAAAAACTGTCGCAGATTGCCATAAGCTCTGCTGAGATACTGCGTTCTTTTGCCGTAAAACAATAAATTTCAATCTGCATCTTTTACACTCCTAAATACGCATTTGTGTGCATCAAGGTCACACGGATATTTTTCACATTGCGAACGGCGGTTACATGAAACGTGTTTTGTCCCTCACGGAGCGTCAGCCATGTGGAACCTGCCACCAGTCGATTGATGATGTTGAAATCCACGCCGTTTCGGGTGAGCGTCACCGTTTTGCTGCCTGTTTTGGTGGTGATTGTAATGACATCTCCTTTGAGAATTTCGCCTTTGATTTGAAGATATTCGCCGGTGTCGGCATTGTATATCGTTGGTGTTACTGCGGCGATTTCCGGCACTGTTTCATTTGCCCATGCTTCTATGCGAATGGTAAAGCCTGTTTCATCACCGTCATTTTGTATGGGGATATTATCCGTGGTGCTGTAAATTCCAAGGGGAAACGGCTCGTCACTTTGCGGAAAGGGAAATACAAATGCCCCTGCAATCTGGCTGTAGTAGGCGTGAATTGCAAAGGTGCTGTAAAAGTACGGGTCGGGACAAATCATTGAAATCTGACCGCTGACCTTATCACTGAAGTGTTCCACAGGGCAGGTTTCCACATAGCCTTCGGTGCACACGTCAATGCCTGCCGTTTTGTAATAGAGCTTGAGATAGCGGGAGGGTTTCACCACACGGTACAAGGCGTGACGGCGTTTTTCGATGTTCACTCCACGCATCTGAAAGGTAATGACGATGTTCCGCTTTTCGATGAATGCGTTGTTCAGATAGCTGCCGTTCATGCCGGCATAGGTGGAGGTGCTGACTGTGCCGGCAGGGGGATACAGACCGTCGATTTCGGAGACCATATAGCGGTTGGCTGTGGTGGTTAGGTCGATTTGTTCGCCGGCGGCGTTTTCGAGGATGAGAGAGAAAACCAAAGTTTCAGCTCCTTTCATTGACTTTTGAGAGTGGAATGTGATATAATTGGGTTATATGCTGTAGGGCGTGACAGCCCTATAAATCGGAATTTGTGAGGTGGTATAATGAATAAAATTAAGCTGACTGCACTTCCTTGTATATGTGCAGATGTTTTTTACGGTACTGAAATAATCAGACCGGGAGGAGAAGCATTGAATTTTGCTGTTCATGCCTCGCACTTTAAGGATATAGATGTTACGCTTCTTGGTGTTGTCGGAAAAGATAAATATGCAGAAGCGATAATGGATTCAATATCAAAGCTTGATATTGATAAAAACCATATACGCATTGATGAAAGGTATCAGACTGCAAATAATATGACTTACCTTACAGAATCGGGCGATAGGTATTATAAAGATGATTCATGGAACGGAGAAATTCTCGATAACATCGTACTGAATGATAATGAAATCAAAATCTTATCAAGGTCCGATGTAGTCTTTGTTCATTTCTGGGCTTCGTGTTTTTCGCAAGTAGTTGAACTGAAGGAAACTCTTGGCTTTAAGCTTGCGGTAGATTTTGATGTATATAGAGATTTTGCAGATATGGAACGATTTGCTCCGCATGTTGATTTCTTTATGATAAGCGGCTCGGAAGAACTCCTGCCGAGGTTCAAAGAATTATCGAATAAATACCGTTCCCTGTTCAACGTGTCACTTGCAGAACGTGGAAGCGTTACATACCTTAATGGACAGGAATTCAAAGTGCAAGCTGTGAAAGTTGAAAGCATAATTGACACGACCGGTTGTGGTGACAGCTATCACGCCGGATTTGTCTGCTCATATATGCTCGAAAATAATATTGAAAAGGCTATGAATGTCGGTTCTGAAATTGCAGCAGAAACCTTAAAACATTACGGTGGATTCTGAATAATCAGAAACACAGCTTCCCATTTGTAGTGCTGGAAGGTATGAAAGTGTAAGGAATATAATATGCTTTTGATTATAGTTGACTTGATGATGGCAACGAGAGGACGGTGATGATTGACATGAGGCTTTGCATTGCATTGACCGGTATAGTCTATAAATCATAATAAAATATTTGGAGGATAAAATGACTATATCGGATAAAAACATGAATTATAAAATAATAGATAAGCAGACTTATTACAGGAGCGGAGTGTTCCGGCATTTTTCGGAAGATTGTAAATGTTCCACTTCTATGACGGCAAGAATCAATGTGACAGCACTGAAAAAGTTTTCAGAAGATTCTGGTACGAAGTTTTATATTAATTTTCTGTATATACTCGCAAAGGTACTTAATTCCAGAGAGGATTACAGAATGGGGTATATTTGGCAGACCGAAGAACTGATTTGCTATGACCAGATTAATCCCGCACAGTATATTTTTCACGAGGATACGGAGACCTGTACACCGGTTTATACCGTTTATAATGCAGACTATCACGTTTTCTATAAGGATTGTGCAGAGGATATCAGAAAAGCGAAGGAGACAAGAGAATATCTTCTTGATATGGCAAATCATCCAAACTGGTTTGATGCTTCTTACATTTCATGGTTGTCTTATGACTCATTGAATATTGAACTTCCAGACGGGCATCTGTTTTTTGCACCGATTATCAACTGGGGAAGGTATCATGAAGAAAACGGACAGTTTTTAATGCCGGTCAGTGTGAGACTGAATCATGCAATTGCTGACGGGTATCTGGTTGCAAAGGTATTTAAGCTGCTGGAGGATGAGATGTCAGCATTTTGTAATCAGTATAGGAATTAAAGGTCTAACTTACCTTAAAAGAGAAAAATCGGAAGTATAGAGAGGAAATATGGCATCGAGTAAAGATTATTTAGAATTTATTTTAGGACAGTTATGCGAGTTAAACGATATATCATATAGAGCAATGATGGGAGAATTTATACTTTATTATAAGGGCAAGATTGTTGGTGGAATTTATGATGACAGGCTACTGGTGAAACCAGTAAAAGCAGCAATTTCTTATATGCCAAATGCTGAGTATGAATTGCCGTACGATGGGGCAAAAGAGATGTTGCTTGTAGATGATGTTGACAATAAGGATTACTTGACCGGATTGTTTGATGCCATGTATGACGAATTGCCAAATCCGAAGCCCAAAAAGAAGAGGTAGAACAACAATTCCAGTTTGCAGGGCAGAAACTCCGCCCCATTACTGCTTCACCGCATTCCTTGTAAGTCTATAAATCTCCAGCCGTGATAGTGCTTTCGGACTATTGTTGGTCTGATGCACTGTGCGGCTGTTGTCATTATAGTAGTTATTTACCACCGAGCCGTTTGCATCACGGCTCAAAACCGCACCGGAAATGCCGTCAAGCTGATACTGCAAATCAGAATCCATGGTCAGCTTCATTGCCTGTGCCACACTGCCTACAGCCTTTCCCACATATTTCTTGCTTTTGTGGATGCCGTCAGCCAGCCCTTTCATAAAGTCCGGCATCCAGCTTTCATAGTCGGTCAGCGGTCCTTTATCCGGTACGGAAAAGTGCAGAAATTCCCGAATCGTATCCGCCACACCGGTGACACAATCGGCAAGATTGCCAATCATGCTTCTGATGCCGTCAATGATGCCGCTGATAATGTCGGAGCCCCAGTTCCACGCATCGGACGCCAGTCCTTTCACAAAATCCACAGCGTTGTTGAAACCGCTTTTCACCGTGTCCACAATGCCGCCCACCTTATCGGAAATGGCAGATTTGATGCTGTCCCAGATACCGGAAACCGTGGATTTTATAGTGTTCATCACATTGGAAATGGTAGAGGATATGGTATTCCATGCACCGGAAACAACAGATTTTATAGAATTCAGAACGGAAGAAATCACACCGGAGATGGCGTTCCACACCGTGCTGATCACGCTTGAAATTGCCGACATGACGGTATCAATGACAGATTTGACGGCGTTCCATATGATTTCAAATGTGGAGCGGATACCCTCTAAAATCGGCGTAAGGAAAGAAACGATGCCGTTCCAGATGGCAGAAATTTTCTCTGAAATCCAATCCATCGCCATGCCGATGAGTATCTGAATTGCCTGAAATATTGTTTCAAACAGATAGCGAAAAGCCTCTAACAAAGGCGAGAGGAAGTCATAGATTGCAGTAAAAATACCTGTGATAAAATCCTTAATTGCTGTGAAAACAGTTGTCGCAACGTTCTGAATATTCGTTACGATACCGGTAAATGTGGTGGAGATTGTTGTCCAGGTATTTACAAAAAAATCCCGTATTCCTGTAATGATTCCGGTGAAAAATGCGGATATGCTGTTCCAAATGTTCACAAAGAAATCCTTCACAGATGTCCAGACCTCGTTCCACGATGTACCAAACCAACCGAGAACCACATCTGCAATGCCTTTCAGTGTGTTCAGAATATTGGAAAATGTATTGACGATAAAATCCCATATGGAAGTGAAAATTCCCTTGATGCCGTTCCAGCATTGCTCCCAGTTGCCCGTAAACAGACCAATCAGCACGTCCAGCAGCCCCAGAAGAACACCAGTAAACTCTGAAAAGATGTTGGAGATATTTTGAAAGACACCTTCAAAAATAGGAGCCAGCAGATTGCACAACCCATCCCACGCTGCTTTCAGCACATCGGTGAAACTCTCAAAGTCGAATCCCAGATCATTTAGTCGGTCGGTGATGCCCTGTGTCAATCCGGCAAAGGTGCTTTTGATTTGCTCCCAGATGGCGATGATGTTGCTTTTGAATTCGTCATTGGTTTTCCAGAGATGCACAAAAGCAGCCACCAGAGCAGCAACAGCTGCGATAATGGCAAGCAGCGGACCTAAGGACACGCCTAACGCTCCGGTAATGGCTCCGATGCCACTCTGCACAGCAGAGAAAAGGGCGGGCAGTTTGGACACTGCGGAAAAGACCGTTCCCACACCGGATACTGTTTTTCCCAATACAATCAGCAGAGGACCGAGAGCCGCTGCAGCCAGTGCAATTTTGACAATGGTTTCTTTTGTCTGTGGGTCAAGCTGATTCAGCCAATCCACCAATCCCTGCACCCATGTTACAATGGAACGGATTGCAGGCATCAGAACATCCGAAAAGGAAATCGCCAGTTCCTCCAGCTGAGATTTTAGAATGGTCAGCTGTCCGGCAAGGTTGTCCTGCATGGTTTCTGCCATGGAAAGGGATGTGCCGTCACAGGCAGAAATTGCCCCCTCAAGTTTGCTGATATCCGCAGGTGCGGCATTCATGAGTGCAAGGAAACCGGACATGGCATTCTTTCCCACAAGTGCCTGTGCAGCAGATGCCTGTTCCGATTCAGATAAACCGGAAAAAGCAGTTCGGCAGTCGTCTAAAATATCATTCAGGTCACGCATGGAACCGTCAGCATTGGTGGTCTGTACCGTTACTTCCCCAATTGCATCACCGCAGAATTTCACTTCGCCCGACAAAGCGGTCAGAATGGAACGAAGGGAAGTGCCTGCCTGTGTGGACTTGATGCCCGCATTTGCCATTAAGCCGATTGCCTGTGCGGTATCTTCTACAGAGAACCCCAGCGCACCCGCAACAGGTGCGGCATACTTGAAAGTTTCGCCCATCATGGACACATTGGTATTGGCATTGGAGCTTGCAGCCGCCAACACATCAGCAAAATGACCGCTGTCGGCAGCAGTTAAGCCGAAAGCGGTCAATGCATCTGTAACAATATCGGATGTCGTCGCCAAATCCTCACCGGATGCAGCGGCAAGATTCATAATGCCCTCAATACCGGACAGCATATCTTCTGTTTTCCAGCCTGCCATCGCCATGTAGTTCATGGCTTCAGCGGCTTCACTTGCGGAAAACTTTGTTTTGCTGCCCATGTCTCGTGCTTTGTCTCGCAGTGCATCCAATTCTTCACCGGTTGCACCGGAAACAGCGGCGACCTTACTCATGGCAGAATCGAAATCGGCACCTGTCTTTACTGCAAGCGTTCCCAAGGCAGTCACTCCGGCTGTTATGGGCATCAGTTTTTCGCCTGCACCGGAGATTTTGTTTCCGACATTCTGCATTACTTCACCGGCAGCACCAATTTTCGCAAATGCAGTATTTGTTTTATCTGCCTCGGTTTGTAAACGGCGGAGTTCCTGTTCTGTTTCGACAATTTCACGCTGAAGTGCATCATATTGCTGCTGCGAAATCTCACCGTTTGCAAGAGCAGTGTTTGCCTGTTCTGCAGCAATCTTCAGGGTAGACAGTTTGTCTTTTGTGGCGGAAACCGCATCGGCAAGGAGCTTATGCTTTTGGGAGAGCAGTTCTGTATTGGTCGGGTCCAGCTTCAGCAGCTTTTCCACATCTTTCAGCTGTGTCTGTGTATTTTTGATGTTCTTGTTGACGCTCTCCAGAGCCTTGGAAAGCTTGGTGGTATCGCCGCCGATTTCTACGGTGATGCCTTTGATGCGGTTTGCCATGGGGGTCACCTGCCTTTTTTCAAAAATAGGTTGAATTTATCCTAACAATATGGTATAATAACAGCAAGGAGGTGTTCGTATGATGATAGATACAAACACAATTATTTCTATGACAGAAGCAAATCAGAATTTTTCCATGGTAACAAGAATTGTAGACCGGTATGGAACGGCCGTTATTTTCAAAAATAATAAGCCCCGTTATGAAGTCAGAATGATTGAAGACACAGAAGAAGCGGAAACGGCATCGGATGAAGAAGTGCTTTCTGTTTCAAAAAAACTGATGAAACGCAACGCTGCTGTTTATGAGGAACTTGCCAAATGAAACGACTCACAAAGGAACAGGTAATGCTGCTTCACAAAGAATTGGTGAAGGAATCAGGCGGCTCAGCGGAAATTCGTGATGAAGGACTTCTGGATTCGGCATTGAATGCACCTTTCCAGACGTTTGATGATGCAGAATTATATCCGACAATCATAGAAAAAGCAGCTCGTCTTGGATACAGTTTGATAAAAAATCATGCGTTTGTAGATGGAAATAAAAGAATCGGCACGCATACAATGCTTGTATTTCTTTCTCTGAATCATATTGAAGTGGAATATGATGACGATGAATTGATTCAAATGATTCTCGGAATTGCAGCCGGTGAAATGGATGACCGACAATTGCAGGAATGGCTGTGGAAACACATCATATAGGTTAAAACGCATCAAAATCCTCCTGCGTTGCCAGAGAATCATAGTTACAATCATCATTCTCACGTTCTGTAAACATATCATTCACCAAACCAATCGTCAGCAAATCCAGATCGCCCATTGACAGTCCTAATTGTACACACCGCAGCAGAAAAAGCGGCGTTGTCATTTGGCGGTCAGTCGGGCGATGTTTTTTTTAGATTCTGCCTGCGTTTCGATGTTCAGACCCCACAACTCAATGAGCTGAGGCAGGATTTCATAAATGCTGAATGTGTTGAAGCCTTCCAGCCACTCGTCGGGAGAATCGGGAACATTTGCAGGGTCAGCGTGCTTTGCCATAATGTATGCGATGTTTTCAAAGACTTCCAGACTCTCAATATCGAGAGCAGAGTTTTCGGAATCATTTTCTCCCACAGATTTTTGCAGGCTGGAGAAATCTTTGTAAATATCTCTGTGAAATTTCAGACGATAAAGGCGAGGAACCGCAGCACTCGCCTTAAACGGCACTTCCATGCCGTCCACCAGAATATTTTTCTTGATTGCCATAGCGATGCCTCCTTATGAACTTGCCTTTGTGGTTGTGGTTTTCGCTGTCGTATCGGGATTGTACGGCATCTTGTACCAGTTATTGTAGGTGCTTTCATCAGTTGCTTCACAGGTTTTTGCCTTGACCAATCCGGTGGGAAGTGCCGATGCGGTCAGTGTCAGTGTTTCCGTCTTGACTTCTGTGGAATCTTCCTTGGTCTGACCTTCTGTGGCCGGTCTGCTTGCCGTGCAGCAATACAGTACATGGCGGATCTTGTGCTTATCTCCCGAAAATTCAAACATCAATGCAAACTGCGACGGTTCTGCGGTGTTCTTCTCCACAAGCACACCGTTGTTATCGAGAATTTCTCCCAGAATTTCGGTGGCAAATTCGGTGGTGACAAGCGCCACTTCCAGGTCACCTTCGTAACCGGAATTGTTGTTGATGACATAGTACACACTGTCATCGGCATAAAAATTCTCATTTTCACCATTGGCATCAATGGACAGTGAAACCGCACCCGGTAAACGCATGGATTCACCGTACACAGGCACGGTGGGTGTTCCGTCAGCGTCCGCACCCCACTGGGTAATCTTTGCCCAATGGACGTTGCTCAGACCAAACTTGACCTTGTTTCTTTTGTTCGCCATAAAATCAAACCTCCATTTCATAAAGCACTTCATAGAGCCTTTCCGACTCTATCCATGCTTCTGTCTTGTTGTAAAAAATATGATGCTGCCTTAAAATCTCCTCCACACGTTCTTCCACTTCCGGTGATTTCTTATCCGTGTACAGTTCAATGTCCAGCTGTTTGAAGCTGTAATACATCAGATTATCAGCCGAAAAGGTATGCTCGCCGGGAGAAAGGAAAAGTAGAAAGGGCGGTGCAGGACTTTCGCCCTCTGCAAAGTGATGATAGGAAAAAGGACAATCCATTTCCTGCATCATTTCATTGATTTCTTCATAGGTCATGATAATGCCTTTCTGATCAGATTTTCCAATAATTCTTCGCCATTCTGTTCAGCCGGAGCAATATGCGGTTTTCCTGCAACGCGCCCACCGCCACGCTTGGCGTGACCATGCTCCAATAAATGAGCCAGCTGATAGCGGTTCTTGGAATAAACCGTCATTTGCAGAGAATGGCTGTTCTCGCTGACTTTTTTGGCTGTCCAGCTTTTTTCGTAAGCACCAGTGTCTTCCGGAGCATTTGAAGATATCTCTTTTCTAACTTCGGTTGCAGTTTTTCGGACTGCCTTTTTCACCTCTGTATCGGCAAGGTCAGCATATTCCTGTAAGCCTTTCATGATCTCACTTGCCATGTCATCAATAGATGTCACTGGGAGCACCTGCCTTTCGGACTTCTCCCTCAATTGCGAGATAGTCCATTTTTTCATAGTCGGGTTTTACACTGACAATATCAAATGTCTGTCCACGGAACAGAATCCTGTGTGTTGTGGCGTTCAAAGACAGCAGATAGGAACTCTGCCGGACAAGGAATGACACGGACTGTATTTCTCTGGTGACTCCCGTATTCACTTGTTCGGCAGAGCTTTTCACGCTGACTTTCGCCCAGCAGGAGAAAACCTCGTCCCACTTGGAAGTATGGTTTCCGATTTCATCTACCACGGTGCGATGCTCCAGAATGGCGATACGCTGATTCAGTTTATCAAAATCCATTACACCACACCCTCTCGCTGTGCAAACAGAATGGAACGCAGGCTCATGGTAAGACCATGATAGTCGGGCTTGCTTCTGTTTTCATACAGATAACCGAGTGCAAACAATACCGCTGTTCTCGTCACATCTTCAAAACAAGTGAATTTTTCCTCATCCATTCTGCCCACGTCCTTGACCAGTGATTTTGCCGTATCGAGCAGTTGGAGGATGAGCTTGTCATCCTCCTCATGGTCGACACGAAGATAATTTTTGGCTTCGTTAAGGGTAATCATGCTATCACGCCTTTTTGATTGTAAGAGTTTTTACGGCCTCGGGCAGAATCAGCTTGCCGTCCACACGCTGTGATGCAAGAAAACCGACCTGTCCGTTCATAGCGAAAAGCTCATTCAGACGCTTAAGAGAACGTCCCTGTCTGTCAGCCACCCAGTAATAGGAATAGTCGCCGAATGCAATTGCCTTTGCACCTGCCGCAATGGTAGGAGCGTAGACAGAAGTCACATAGGGACGGTTCAGGATGGTGTCGGGAAGACCAGCGGAAACAGCCGGAGACCAGATATACTGACCGTTATTGTCCTTTACCTTACGCAGTGCCTTCACCGTCTGCTCATTGAGAATCCACACCGCCTTTTTGCGGTAAGGACTCTTGAGAGAGTAAAACAGTTCAATGACGTCATCAAAAGTGATGGTCGCCCCCGTTGTGGTTGCACCGTTTTCAGCACCGCCTGTTGCAGCGAAAATGCCGGTAGGCTTGCCCTTACCGTCACCGATGAGGAACGCCTCTTCCTCCTTTGTGCCGATTCTACGTGCAAATTCCTTTGCAATATAGGATGGCAGGTCAAACACGCTGTCATTGAGAAGCTCCTCAGAGATCTTAATCGCAGTACCGACCTTGTAAGCGGAAAGTGCAATCTGACCGAAAGCGTCATCAGAAAGGGTGTAAGCCTCTTCCTCCTCCATCCAGCACGCCTCGCCCTTCTGCGTAATCACGGGGATTTTGCGGTCTCCACTTGATGTCTGAATTTTCGTTGCAAGAGGACGGAATACATTTTCCTCTTCAAGTGCGGAGATGAGCTTCTTTTCGAACTCATCCGGCACAAGATAGCCGCCTTCGGTATCTTCGCCAATCTGCAGAGCATTTCTCACATCGGCAAAATTACGGTTGCGAATGCTGTTCCAGAAAGCAGTACGATATGCATCAGATGCAATGCCGGTCTTGGTATCACTGTGAGTGGATGCGTTCGGCTTGTTCTGAATCGGCGTAGAAGTAGGCTTGTTCATTTCTGCCTCAATCTGATCCTGTCGTTCCAGCCGCTGGATTTCCTTGCCGTATGCCACGATCTGCTGCTCCATGGCATCGTATGTCTTGCTGTCCTCTTCCGAAAGCAGACCGCTTTCATTTCGCTTGGAATCCAAAAAGTCACGGGCAGTATCCCATGCCTTGCTTCTTTTTTCTCTCAGTTCCTGAATTGTCATAGTATCAGTCCTCCTATAGTTTTTAAGGAAACGCTGAACAAAAGCACAGTTGAAAAAGCAAATCGATAATTACGACTAAAACAGCAGTATTTTGACTAAAATACTGCTGTTTTTCAACTTTTCAA